TTACCTATGAAACTACCCGCCTTTACTATAACATGGCCGAACTATATCTTAGGGAGTGTGAACGACTGCAAGGCGGCGATAGGTTTATTTGGAGGCACCATGCTGATGGCAAAACCTACGAAGAAATATTAGAGCTTTACAATAGCAAGTATGAGCCAATATCAATCTGGACCCTGTATTACAGGATGCAGAACATAATTGCCGACTGCCGCGCCTGGAACATCCGAAGTCCTAATGGCTACTTATATAAGGAGCCTTCAGATGCAGAATGATTATATTCGTTTTTCTACCGCCTCGATGTACTATCTGCCAGTATTTAACCAACACGAGTTCTTTGAAGAGCCGGTGCCGTGCACCGTATGGGGAAGGTGGGACTCGCGTACCGGGGTATTATGGCTGGAGTGCGTGACCTGTGAAGGAAGTTCTTTTGTGCATAATCAGCTATCCGATAACGATGTGGCCCGATTTACTGATGCGCTGTTAAACGAGTTGTGCACCAAATACTTCTAGGGGCACTGCGCTACTTATCATTTGGGGCCAGCTTCTTTTAGCCCGGCTACCAGAAGATTTAGAGGTTTTTATTGGAAAAAAAATGTATTACTAACACAGACCTGGAAGAAATCTATAATCGGGCTAAGACAATGTGGTTAGAACGTCACAATGCGGAGTATGAAAGCCGCCTTTGGGTTGTTCTCTGCTATGTTAAGGCATATTGTGCTTGGGCAGGGCTAGAACAACCCAAAGAAATCTACCGCGATTTCTACGGTCCTGAAGACTATGCGGAGTATCTTAATCCTGAAGCCACTTCAGAAGAGGAACCGAAAAAATGACATTAAAATTAAAGGCAGTTATTTATAGGTGGACGGGTATTTTTCTTGCCAAGCGGGAAGAGGCCGAGTATTTACAGCGCAGTGATACTCAAGCTAAAATTCTTGAGTGGAGTGCGGACCTCAAGATGGACATGAGCTATGAAGATGCTGTAGGACTTGCTAAAGGACTTTGGCACATGAGACATGGATTCCATAGGCCACTTTCCTTTTTGGTTTTTAGAGAGCCGTCCTGGTTTTGGGCTCCAGTTGCACGGGTGCATGAACTGAGTATGCTTATTCGCTGGAAGTTGCAAGATGTTTGGAAGGTGTTGTGTGGAAAGTCGTAGAAAAGAATCTCCTATCATACTTCCTTCCGTGGAGGGAATGATTAACGATGCCTTAGATACGGTCCAAACAGAGATTACCCGCTATAAGACAAAGGTTAGTCGGGGCGTGGCGCTAAATCCTACTGAAGCAAAAATAATGCAGGGCTATATTAAATCACTTGTAGAACTTAGTAAGGAAGACCGCGAACGTGCCCGGGATGCTGACTTATCTGAACTAAGCACGGAAGAACTACTCAAGTTGCTGGGCGGAGCACAAAAACAGGTGGGCGGTAGAACGGATGAGTGAGGTCTGGGTAAGATGTATAGTTCTTGAGCATACTGACCAAAATTTAGAGTTTGACCTTGTTTTTGAAGACAACTGTATTAAGTCTGTTAAACTGGACGCCTATCAAATACGAGTTTACAGGGGCATAGGATTTAGAACTATTGTAGAAGACCAGATAAATCAATATTTTGACCAAAATGGAATACGACCCGAAAAAATTTTCTTGACGTTTATTTAAAAGTATGTTAGAGTAGTTGTATGGAAGAATTAAAAACTAAATATGCCGAACTAGCAAAGATTTTAGGGGATATAGAGTTTAATATAGAAGTTTTAACCGAACGTCGAAAAGTAGTTGTGACGCAGCTACATGACCTTAATCGACAAGCAGAATTTTTAAAGCAACAGAAAGTACCTTCTAGTGAAGCCCCAAAAACCAATAATTCGTAAACTACGGGCACTTGGGCACGAGGCCATGGCTTTGATTCAGCATATGGTAGCCCAGACGGTGGTGAACAAGGAAGGTTCCGCATATCGGCTAAAAATTCCATATAAGAAGATAGATACTAAAGATAAGTATAACGACGGCAATTTAATTATCGAAGTTGCCGTGTATTATGATGGCGAGTTTAAGGAAGAACCAGATGAGCAACCTAAAAATTTCAAAATCGCAGGTCCTGATAAGGGACGCCACTGAAAAAGATGTTGGGTTTATCTTTAATAGCTGGCTTAAGTCCTATAAAGCATCTGCCTTTGCCAAATACATTTCTGGCCCAGTATACTACAACTTGCATCACAAAAGTATAGAAACTATTTTGAAGCGGTCTAGGGTACTTGTAGCGGCTAATCCAGTAGACCCTAACCAAATTTATGGTTATTTGTGCCTTGAACAGCAGCAGGAGACTACTGTAGTTCATTTTGCCTACACCAAAGAAGCCTTCCGCAAAATGGGTATTTTGCAACTTCTGCTGAATGAGGCGCAGGTTCCCGAAATATTTTTTTATAGTCATAGTACCTTGTCCGCATCTCAAGTATTGCCGAAAATTGCCAGGAAAGGTGTTTACAATCCCTACCTTGCTTTCATAGGACTAGTCGCATGAAGAAAAAAGAATTACTGAAAACATCAATGACCAGTGACGAGCAGAAACTGTTTGAGCAGTTTTCCAACCAAGCTAAACGACACCTAAAAACCATGTCTAAAAATGATTTGGTAAAAACGTGCGTGGCGCTACTTATTGATAATTACGGACTTAAAGGGGCGCTGGAACAATTCCAGGAAGCTAGAAATCGTGTACAAGAAGAGGTGAAGAATGAAGATAAGTAAACTTTTAATATCCCTGCTACTATTTTGTAAGTTTGCCGTAGCTGCTCCTAGGGAAGTTATACTTACCGAAAAAAATACTGTAGTTTTAGCGGAAACGATAAATCCGTTTATGCTGGCAAGCACTCTATCTTCGCTTTTTGCTGCACAGGTTGCTGCGAAAGCAAATGAAAAAGTTTATTTACTTATATACACAAATGGGGGCATGGTCGATGCCTGCGAAAGATTCACCGAAGCTATTGATAAACTAAACAAGGTAGAGGTGGTCATTCTTCGAGCCCGCTCTGCGGGAGCCCTTGTTTCACAGTGCAGTAAGTTGCATCGAAGCATTGATATTGCTGGTGACTTAGTGTTTCATAAAATTCGTCTTGGAATAGAGGGGTTTTTAACAGCAAAAGAACTAAAAGAACTCTCTGATAGGGCGCAGGAGTATTCTGCCCATTTTGATAATGTTTGCAGGGTTCGGCTTAAAATAAGTAAAGAAGACTATGATGAAAAAACTGATGGTAAAGATTGGTTTATTTCACCAAAAGAAGCTGTGGAGGTGGGGGCAGCCGATGAGGTTGTTGAGGTAAAGTGTAGTCCTGAGTATGAAAAAAAAAGTCCTCTAGTACCAAAAACAGACGCCCCCGGTCCTGCCGTGTACGAGCCCCTTTGTCAGATAATAAAAAATCTTCACGCCCCAAAAGGAAAAAGTAATGGACAAAAAACAATCTAAACTCACTCTCGTTTCCCCAGCAACCACCACTCTTATTTCGATGAAAACGGTAAAAACCTATCAGCCAGTATCTTTTAACCACAAGTTGGACACTTTTTTTACGGCTGCTCGGTCAGGCATGGAAGGACTTACTATTGAGTTTTGTCCCGAACACCAACTAATCCATATGCGGCAGCCTGGTGGAGACTACAAAATTATTGTTCCCGCCAACATCCAATATATGGAGCCTGCCTAAGTTTTTATGAAATCGCTTTCTAAAAAAGCTATTGAGAAAGAAATTAGGAAGCGGGTTTCTGGTAGTCAACTTGTTGCGACAAAGCCTTTTGTACTGGAACAATTCTGTTTTGATAAACAACTTGCTTTTGTTGTAGACCCTGCTAGATTTAAAACGGCTGTCTGCTCTCGCCGTGCGGGTAAATCTATTGCCTGTGTTGCCGATATGCTGCATACTGCCTTAACTAAGCAGGGCGACGTGCTTTATATGACGCTCAACCGCAGGTCTGCAAAACGGATTATTTGGAGAGAGTTGTTAAAGTTAAACGAAGAGTTTTCTTTGGGCGGCAAGCCCGACAATGTAGAACTTACAATGACTCTGCCAAATAAAAATGTAATCCATATTTCCGGCGCAAAAGATGAAAGTGAAATCGACAAATATCGTGGTGTTGCGCTACGAAAAGCCTACATAGATGAGGCCCAGTCATTTCGCCCCTACATCCAGGGACTAATAGAAGATGTTATTGAGCCTGCCCTAACAGACTACTACGGTTCTTTGATTTTGATTGGCACTCCCGGCCCTATTCCGGCTGGATTCTTCTTCGATACGGCAAAAAACCCGGCATGGTCCCATCACCACTGGACAATGCAGGATAACCCCCATATTAAGATAAAGTCAGGCAAGGACCCCCTAGAAATTATTCAAGAACTTGCTACCCGTAGAGGCCTCACCCTAGACAGTCCTGGTATTCTTAGAGAATACTTTGGGTTGTGGGAAAAGGATGTTGAAAGTTTAGTTTATAAGTTTAATCCCGCAGTAAACCTCTATCGCACAGACCCCCCAAAGGACCTGCGTTATGTGTTTGGGGTGGACATCGGTTATAGGGATGCCGATGCAATTGCCGTGCTGGGATATAGTCCTAGTGCGCGGTCTGTTTTTCTCGTGCATGAATACATCCGCAATAAGCAGGACATAACAAGTCTTGTAGAAGAAATTAAGCGCCTAAAGGAGTTGTACGACCCCGTTAAAATCGTTATGGACGCCGGAGCATTAGGTAAGAAAATCCAGGAAGAGATTCGACTACGGCACAGTCTACATACAGAAGCCGCTGAAAAGGTGCGGAAGGCCGAGTTTATAACTCTTTTAAATGATGATTTGCGCACGGGCAAGTTTAAAGCACCCCCTGGCAGCCGCTTCGAAGAAGATTCATCTCTATTACAATGGGACTTGTCGGCAGAGGTGGCATTAAAGATTTCTACAGCTTACCATAGTGATATTGCTGACGCAGTGCTATATGCGTGGCGAGAGTGTCGTCATTTCTATGAGTTAGATGCCCCTACTCCGGTTAAAACTCCAGATAAATACATGGAAGAGCTTGAGGAACGAGAGGCGCAGGCCCTAGAGGATGCAAAAAATAATACGGAGGCTTTTACTGATGTAAATAGTTATGAAGACTTAGGAATTTCTGATTATGATGACTGGGAATAGCCCAAAAACTACCTAATATCTACGCATAAGGAGTGCCGATGTTGAAAACGACTCAAGAACTCAAAGATTTTATTCTTTGGGCCAAGGAAGCTAAAATACAGGCTTTCAAATATGGCCAAGTGGAAGTCCAATTCTCAACCTTTGCCTTTATTGACGCTACATCCGAAATATCGCCAGAAGCCATCCCTAATGAAGAACGAGACACGTCTAAAACTATGGTAGATACTTTGTCTACTGAAGAAGAAGACGAAGACCTACTCTTTTTCTCCGCCAAACCGTAGTGGCGGATAACTGGCGGATAAATGCAGAATAATTTGTTTTGGTATAACGAAAAAGATGGCACCGATTTGGCCAATGCCGTTTTTGCCTATATTAAGCGTCTAAAGGAAAACCAAAACTATGTGCAAAGTGATAATTTTCGGCACATGCGTTTATATGGAAATCTAGAAGCCTTCTCGTTGCGAAACTACGGCTTTTATCGCGCAGAACCTTCTTCTGCCGTCCAAAATCGAGTTACACTAAATATTGTGCAGAGTATGATTGACACCGTGGTGTCAAAATTGTCTAAAAATAAACCCAGACCGTCTTTTCTTACGGATGGCGGAGATTGGTCCCAACAGCGAAAGGCCGAAAAGCTATCGCAGTTTGTTGATGGGCAGTTTTATCTTACGGACTATTACGCCAAGCGAAACATGGCTCTACAAGATTCCTGCATCTTTGGCACAGGGGCCTTAAAAGTATTTCGCACCGAAGACAAGATTCATATTGAGCGAGTTTTTATTGATGAACTTATGGTAGACGATGCCGAAGCACTTTATGGCAAGCCGCGTCAAATGCACCAACGTAAATATATCCATCGCGAAGTGCTTAAGGCTATGTTTCCTGACTACGAGAAAGAAATCGACGTACATACTACTGCCGACATGTCCGGCTATTACTCCAATTCTGCCAAAGAAACAACTCAAATGGTGGAGGTTATTGAAAGTTGGAAACTTCCTTCGGGACCGAAGTCAGACGACGGGCGCCATACCATCTGCGTTAATCAACTCACTCTGCTTGATGAAGAGTATAAAAAGTGTTATTTTCCTTTCCTATTTTGGCGCTGGTCTATGCGCCCTTTGGGGTTTTGGGGTCAGGGACTAGCGGAGCAGCTTACAGGCATTCAGCTTGAGATTAATAAAATTCTTCGTACTATCCAAGTATCAATGCATCTAGTATCGGTGCCTAAGATTTTTGTCGAAGCAAGCTCTAAAATTGTTTCTAGCCACCTAAATAATAAAATTGGCGGTATCGTAAAGTATGTGGGGCAGCCTCCTGTAGAGGGAAAGCTGGGCAGTATTCCTGCGGAACTGTTTGCCCACCTCGACCGTCTGTACGGTCGTGCCTTTGAGATTGCTGGTATCAGTCAATTATCGGCTATGGCTACAAAGCCACAGGGACTAAACTCTGGCAAGGCTCTGCGGGAGTTTAATGACATTGAATCTGAACGATTTATGTCAGTGGCCCAGCGCGATGAGCAAATGACCATCGAAGCGGCGCGGATGCTTATAGAC